AAGGTCAATAGATAGTTTGACTTTCATAGTTTCTCCTTTGTCGGGCAAGGCTCCGCTTGTGCGGTCTTGCTACTTGTAATTCTCAGCGGCTGATGCCGCGAGATCATGCGACGGCTTTAGTTAAAACGCCACCGCTAAATGTCAGGTCAATTGTCGACAGTTCGCCAAGTGAAGCGTTGATCGGTGTGTGTGCCGACAAGAACGCGCCCGTCAAAGTGTACGAAGGGTTTGCAGCACCGACAGCCGATGAACTTGGCTTCAAGACAAGCGTCGTGGTTGTGCCCACAAGGCTGTAAATGCTGGCCTCAGTCTCCGAAGCTGCATATGACTGATAAAGAGTTACGGTGACGGTATTTGAGTACAGACCCGATGTGAACGACCTTGATGTATTTGAGAATGTCGTATTTTCAAGTTGTTCCGACACATAGTTGATGACCGCGCTTGTGCACTGATCGGACAAGTCAACCGAGTTGATCGTGATGCTTGGGTTAGAAAGGTAAGTGCTGCTGATAGCCATGTCTATTGCTCCTTGGGTTCTGATTTGACTTTAGATGATTTCTTTACGCTGTCGGTGGATATCAGGCCGCCGTCGAGCAGTGCGTCAATGTTGACACCGTCCTCTGGGATGAACTGATCGCCCGGGGTTCCGAGGCGTGGGCTAATAATGAAGTATTGGTACATAGTTTCTCCTTATGCGCTTTGTGCTTGTATGCCACAGTCGAGGTCGTAACACGGGAAGAGCTGCCCACCAATTTCTAGGTTGCTGGGGCGGCCTGCCATGACAATAATTGGGCTGAGTAGGACTTTGCTGACGATGTCGAGGATAGTGCGCAGTACTGGTAGGCCTGCTGGGCCTGAGCCAATAACTTTGATCGGGAAGTCCATGCGGATGATGTTGCCATTGCCAGCGATTGTGGTGAAGGATGGCGCGTCGATGTAGACACAGTTCGGCACAAGTTTTGTAGGGTCGTTGACTACTCGCAGGCCAGTAACTGCTGTGAGGCTGGCAGTGAGGTCGTCGATAGCCCCGTTGAGAGCGTCTGTGTAAGCCATTAGGCGCAGGCAGGCCTGTCGATGCCAAGCAACTGTTTAACGATCGGTGTGAGGCTCTGCTGAGGCGCTGTGCCCATTCCGTCGAAGGATGCAAAAGTGTTCTCGAGCGAGCCACGGCTGCGCCAGAGGGCAGCGCAGTACATGAGTGTGCCGAGCGTGGCATCCCCACCCGGACTCGTTGTGAGACTGTCGATGTAGCCAGCCTCTTGACGGCGACGATATGCGAAGTCATTGCCAGCCGATACTGCCTGAGTGATAAGCGTGTAATCGTCTGATGGGTTCGTGATCTGTACGCCAAGATAAGTAACGAGCTGTGCAGCAGTGACCCATGTGCAGGTCTGGGTATAGGTAACTGTGCCGGTAGCGGCAACGCGCTCAACATTGTCAGCAACTTTTGTGTACAGCACCTGATTAGCAATAGGCACATTTATGTCATAGAGCAGATCGCCCTCAGTGTCTATACCGATGTACAGATACTGGGGCAATGCGCGAACAGTGTAAGTGCCATTAAATGTTGCATCAACTGATGCGACTGTGATGGATTGACCGACTGCAATTTCCGATGGAGTCAGTAATTGCAGTACGGCGTAATCATCCAGTAGATACTTTTGTGTAACGCTGTAAACAGCCATGAGCGGATGCTCCGCTCTCGACTAGGCCTGTGTGATCTTGCGGATCATTCCACCGATTGCGGCGAAGGTCGATACATAGCCGTGGAAGGACATGTTGCGTCCCAACACTGATGGCTGCTCGACGCTCATGAGGCCACGGATGGACTCGTAGAACTCGTAAGCATCGCCTTGGCCTTGACCAACACGGGTGATGATCATGGTCTTTGCAGCGAAGTTGCTGTCAACTACAAGCTGCAAGCCGAGTGGGTTGCCGTTCCATGATGTTGCGCTTTGCGATCCTGCGGCGTTGTATCCGCTGAGACCGTTGGCGATCAACGGGAAGATTTGACGGCCCGTTGTATCTGCAAGCTGGCCCAATTGCGCCCAGACATCGACGGAAACGAACATGTGGGTTGGCAGCCAGTTGCGGTTGCTTGAGATGTCGCTTGCTGCGTCGTATACAGACTTGAGCAAGTCGGCAACTGTTCCGTCCCAGACGCCCGATGCGTTTGCTGCGGCGAGCAAGTTGTCTGCTGCCAAGTTGTCAGAAGCGATCATGTACTCGCCCATCAAGTCATTCAAGATCAACTGCATTGCGGCAGGCGAAGTGAAGTCGATGTCCTGTACGGAAAGGGTTACTTGTCCAGCAAGTGTGGTCTTGCTGATCGAGTTTGACGCAATGACCATGGTTGTTGCTGATGCTGCACCCAATTCTGATTGCGATGCGACGCTGGTGTGCGTGGTGATCGTTGGACGAATAAAGGTTTTTGATTGTCCACTGTCTGGGTAAGCGCGAGCGCCAACTGCCTCGACGACTGGACGCAAGAAGTTGAGGTCTTGTACCAATGGCCCGAGGACTGGAACTGGCAAGAGACCCGGTGTATCGGTCGTGACGACATCGCCTGCAGCTGCTTCAAATACAGTGCGCTTTGATGCGGTGTACTCTGCGACTGCTTTGTTCATGTTGTGGAAAGTGTCGCCACCGATGTGGTAGGCAGCCATAAACTCGCCTGCGTTTGGCAACTTAAACTCGCGTTTTGCTTGTGCTGGAATTGCAGCGGTTGGGATGGTTGCCTCGACTGCTGGGACTGTTACTTCTGACATGGGTTCTGTCTCCTCTGTGGGTTCTTGTATTTCATTATTGTCGGTCTCTTCGGGTTCGTGGTGGATACTGGCAGCAATATCTGTGATGACGGCCCCCGCAAATGCTGGGACGGGCACCATACTGAGCTCGATCCACTGAGCTTCTAGTACGGTGATTGAGCCGTCTTCGTTTGCTCGGGTTTTTGTTGGGTTTACGCCAACAGATACCGAGTCAAGAACACCGTCAAGGGCAAGCTGCAAAGCCTCGTCGCCTGCGGCAGTCTTGCTGATCTTGGCACTAAACAACATGCCCTCAGCGGTATCGACGCGCTCGGTAACAATTCCGATGGCCTGATTGCTGTCGTGGTTCATGTAAAGCCGTGGGGCTTTACCCTCGACTGGCAGGCTGCCCTGCTCAAAGGTTACGGCTGTACCGTCCGAGACAGTTGCCGCGACACCGTAGGGAACGGCGATGCCTGTGATGGTTCGTGATGGTGTGCCATCTCCTGCTGCTGCGTCGATGCTGACGGATGGTGCTGTAAATCTGATCATTAGCTTGCGATCTCCTCTTGCGTGTTTTCTTCTATTGGTGTTTCCATTTTGTCTGCTAAATAATTTTCTTCAAGGTATGACTCGTAATCGAAGGCAACAAAAGTGCCGTTAGGTAGCACATTGTTCATTGACAATGTTTCTGCTATTGCGTCGGCATAAAGTTTCACACCGAAGAACAGCAAGTCCATGCGCGCTTGTTGTGATGACTGGTACGAGTATGACCCGGTCGATACGCCGATTAGGTATGGCGGCACATTGCCGATGCGTCCACCAGTTTCTAGTGCGCTGTAGTTTGCTGACTCGATGAGCAGCATTTTGTCTGGCGACATTGTTGTCGGTTCATAAGATAGAAACTCGTTAAGCGCAGCAGTCTGATTGGTTGCGCGCGCTTGGTTAAATGCAGCTGCAAGGTCTGCTAGTTCTTGTGCGCTTAGCGGTTCGCCACCAGTTTGCTTTAGTACGCCAGCAGGGATTGACGATGAAGCATTGCGCGCTCGAGCGTCTTGGATTTTGATTGCTGTCTCGATGGCGGCCTGCGATGAATAAACCATGCCTTGTGTTGGCGACAAGAACTGGATCAAGTTCTTAGGGTCGATCTCTCCGCCTTGAAAATAAACTTGCGATGATGGTGCAAACCATACGGGGCCAGCCATGTCTGTTGTGGTAACTGAGCCTGCTGGTAGTCGAGTAAAAGTTGCTGGGAATCCGTCGGCGGTGCGGCTGGTGATGTACCAAAATGCGCGTCCATAAAAATACAAGTCGTCAAAAGTCCACGACATAAGAAAGTTATATGGGACGGTAGGGTCTGGCCTGCGTAACCAAGTTCTGGGGGCGATATAAACGCGCTCCATTTCTTCGCCGTTCCACATTTCGTTGTACATCTGCAATGGCATGCAGCCGATTACTGATGCAAGTAGATCGCGCGCGCGTGAGATCGCTGGGATCGAGATTGCTGCTGCGCGTAGTTCGCCTTCGCGGTAGGTGTAATACTGACCGATCATGTTTTTGCCGACATTGCTGCTGTTGTACCCGGGGCTCATTGCACCAGCAGCTGCCGCTTTAGCAGGCGCTGGACTGATGGCGGCCTTGCTAACTTTGCGGTCAAATAATCCCATGCCACAACATTACAGACAGCGACGCTGTGATGGTGGCACTCGATCGGCCTAATCAGTTCCCGACGAAAGGCTAGGTACTTCGACCGAGTGCCGAGGGTATGTTACTGACTAACAGTGACCAGCATCGGCTTACCCGACACCGATGGCCTTGAGCACAGTGCAGCTGCCCAGATCATGCAACGGCACAACTCGATCGGCCCGGGTGATCTTTGAGATGACACCGCGACAGAGCCTTGCGATCTGACCGCTACCGCGCGCTGGACATGCTCAGCTAATTGGGTTGAGCCGTCATGTAGCAGCATTTTTTCCGCTATTAAGTTTCTTACAGTGGGGGTGTATTTCAGTATTTCGCCGTAGCCAACAATGACCTTTTTGGTTTCTAGGTGTCGAGGCCACTGAATGTCGATGCTGGGAGAGATAGCAAACTTGCAGCCGTCAGCGGTCAGTCGATCGACCTCGAGCAACAGAGCTGCGAAACTGTCCACGACAAAGGCCACGGTCACGACAATGCGGCGATCAGATAAGGCCACGGCGCGCAGGCCGAAGTAGCGCGAGTCGTCCATGCTGGTCTCGATGGCAACAATGCCGCCTTTAGGTATGTCGCCTTCGTGCTCAAGTGCAGGCCAGACACCCGGCGGAATCCAGCCACGATCCGAGGCCACCCACAGATTGACGGATGCCCGTAAGAATTGTGCGCGGTCAGGGTTCTGCGACTCGGCCTCGATCGTTGACAATTCCAAAGTATGACCAAGCGCAGGATTGCCGTAAGCCCACGCAGCAGGGTTCATTGGGTCAAGATCAGGCGGCGGCGACCACTCGGCAAAGTACAGCGACGATCGTTCGCCACGGTCTATGGCGCGAAGTCCTTGTTCACGCCAACGCAAGAAAGCTGTCGATGCCTCAGTGCCAGCAGTTGACCAGCAGCTGAGCAGCGGTGATTTTCGTGCGCGCATGGACGGGATCAGACCGCCGTCAATAGCAAGCTGTGACATGTCCCAGATTTCGTCTGCCACGATCAGATCGTTGCTCGTGCCGTGACCGACCGATGGCTTCGCCGCCCTGACCGTCCATTTGCTGCCGTCTGGCATTGTGACCGAGTTTCGACCGTAAGCCTTAACGCAGGATGCACCGAAGCGCGCCTCGAGCACTGGGGCTATCTCATCAAAGAGAGTAATTGCCAAGTCGAGCCTGTTAGCGGTCGTTAGGACGGTCTGTTTCTTGCCCCGTATTTTGGGCATCTCTGTGAGCCACCAGCCGACGAGACTACCTAGAGCAACGGTCTTTCCGTTCTGTCTGGCAGTAGAAACAAGGCTTGTCCGATGCAGCAGCTCACCATGCTCGTCATAAGCCAGCTGACCGTCAAGCGCGCGCACCTGCCAAGGCATAAGAGTCAGCCCTAGATGCTGTTCTGCCCATCCCTGCACATCAGCCCCGAACGATCCCGCATGATCCGTGACAGTCGTTTCCAGTCGAGGCCAGTCATGGCTGATCCCCGCCAGTTCGGGCTGGTTGCCATCCGATAGAGACAAGAGTTGGGTCGGGGTGCTTTGCCTTTGTTCATAAAAAACTTCTTTAATATTTCGCACTCCATTTTTTTGCATTGACTCGTGTCTTGAGTGTTGGCGGTGTGCGTTTCTGGCGGTGACATATCTGTGGCCTTTGATGTTGTTGCAACTGGCGCAGCATGGTGCAAGGTTGTCCATTGAGTGGTCGCCCCCGGCATCGAGTTCTAGTATGTGATCTACTGTGTCTGCGTTGGGTTTGCCGCAGTATGCACAGTCAGGTTTGTTGGCTAAGACCTTGCGCCTGTTGGCTGTGTACTGGGGGTCTCGGTGTGCTTTGCTCATGCTCTCGCGCCTTCGGCTTGAGCTAGCGCGGCGCAAGCGCCTTGCTCTTGTTTTTGTGTGGTCTGTGTTGCTGTCGGGTTCATGTTGCCTCGGTCTTTGTTTGTTAACGGTATGTCATCTATGTGAGCCTAATGCGGTAATGCTCACCCACGGGATGCCTCACTCCGTTACCTCATTACC